CGCTCCAGCCGAGCCCTCGAGATAGTCACGAACCCGACACCGGCCGGCCCAGCGAACGACCACCACTCAGCCCTCGTCAACAGAATCCCAGACTTGACCCATTCACCACCACGAGTCTCCTGGTGAGTCTCGACATACACGTTCCCCGTCTCCAGGACACGATGGTCAGTCTTCGTCTCAATGCGGCCACCCTCCAGAGCGACCAGGAACGAGTCCACCAGGTTCTCGCCCACCTTGCCACGAGCGAAGTCATGGTCCCAGTGCGGGGCGTACTCAGAAGAAGGAGAGCTCGTCACCATGCTTCGGAATCCAATCGACCAAGAAGTTGTCGTCGATGGTTCCCCACAAGTCCATCGTCTGATAGTAGACCGGCTCCTCGTGTGGCACCTGACCAGGCACCAGCTTCCAGCCGTTCGACCTCGCGATACGAGCGGCCTCCGGATTCGATTCCATCTCGTTGTTCAGCCACGAGCACACCACGATGATGTTCGACGGGACGTCACGAACCTTCGAGCCACCCATCCCACGATTGAGTCGATGGTGTGGGGCGACAGCCTCCAGCTCGCCACAGTGAACACAGCCTTCGTCACGGTCCAGGAACTTCCGGAATTGCTTCGCGTTCACTAGGCCAGGTTACAACCTCGACCAACCGGACCTCGGTACGGGCACGCTCCTTATCGGTGAAGAACTTCCGCAGATTCAACTCGACAACCTGGAAGTCGTCCACGAACGCGACACCGTTCAGAGCATCCATGACCAGCTTCGCCATGTTGTCCAAGTCTCGTCGTCGACGATTGCCGTTGAAGAAGTCAATCGAGACGATGACGTGGTGTTCGAACAAGTGTTCGGAAGCCGCACGGTACGCCTCAGCGACCAACTTCTCGGCGGCCACAGTCTCCTTCGGAGTGTAGGCACGGCCACGAGCGACACGAGGACGTTGTTTCGACCTGGGCTCACCCTCGACAGTGAACTTCACCGCGTTAGCCGGTGTAATCCCCTGAATCGTATTCGTCTCCCAATCCATTGAGTTCCCTCCTCTGAGCGACGTATCGCTCCATCTGAATGTCGCCCATCACCGAACTCATCTCCATGTACTCATTCATGAGACGGAGGAATTGGCTGAGCGTCATGTTGTCGAACTTCTTCCGGTCATGACGATTCAACGAGCGGCGAAGGAGACGACCGATGGCCACAATCTGACCAATCCCAATCGGCTTCTCCAGGATGGGAAGGATGTCCTTCACCGGCAGAGAATCATAGAGCGGGAAGTCAATCGCTGAGAATGGTGGACGGCTCATGATACTCCCCATTCTAGCCGGACCAGTGCGCTAATCGACCGGCCAATCTCAAGCCGGTCCCTCAAAGCTCGGAGGTGTTGTACGGCGGCTCGGTGTTTCACCTCGGTCAGCTCAAGCTCGAGAGACAAGTCAGCCGTCTCCAGCTCCGCCGTGTACCGTCGAACATCCATTGACCCCTCAGTGGTGAGGAATCGTCGAGCGTACTCCTTCTTGAAGGCCGCACGAGCTCGCACAACCTCCTCGTCAAGAATCCCAATCGTCTCAGTCGTGTCGTCAATGTCACGACCAATCTTCGACAAGGTGTCGACGACCTGGGCAGGGGTCAGGTTACTCACTCAGAATCTTCCGACCAGTTTCGTGAACCCATTCGATGACCTTCCCGTACTTGTCACGCTTGTCGTGAGCATCGTAACGCTTGTGAACATCGACCTCCTGGCGAATCTTGGACACCTTGTCACGGGTCTCCTCAGCCATCGCTAAGAGCTCCTCTTCTCTGTTGCTCATGTCAGAGCCTCCTTCTTCTTCGTGAACTCACGTTTCACTTGTTCCGAGAAGCCGCCAGCGACAGCTTCTTCGAACAGCTTAGTAAGAGCGTCCACAGAATCCGCGGATTGGACACGCTTCATGAATCCCTCTGGGACGTCCGGCTTCAGCACGGCCGCCTCATACGAGAACGAGTCAGGGTCCGGCTCGTCCGTCGGCAGACAGAACGTCTGGAGGATGAAGGTACGGAACGCCACAGACATCGCCTTAGCCGTCGCCTTGTCACCAGAGTCGAACGCCTCAGCGACAACCTTCCCCTCCAACGGGTCACCCTCGGAACCGTAGACCGCGTAGCACACCTCGACACGCGCCACGTTCAGAGCGCCGCCACGAGCGGACGTCATCCCCTCGTAGGACACGTTCGACCAGTGAGGCATGATGAATCCACCATGTTTCCTCAGAGCCGGTCCGATAGCGTTCACGACCGCGTCAATGCCACGGAAGTTGAATCGCTGATTCTCATTCCGGTCCTTCTTCGCGACCGCCTGAACTTCCTTCATCACATTCATTACTACTTCACGAGCTTCAGCCATTAGAAGCCTCCTTCCATTACATTGAGGAGCCTATCGGCCACCTCCGACAATTCGTCAATCATCTTCTCGTCACGGTCAATCTCGACCACCTTCGGCTCGAACCATCCAGGGACGAACCCTCCGACGGAATCGACACGGAGCATCCAAGCGAAGACACATTGGTTCGCTCCGGTCACGAACATCTGCCACTGGACTTGACGTCGGTACTGGATGGGAATCTTGTCTCCCCAATCCTTGCCCGTCGTCTTCACCTCCGAGATGGTCTCATGAGTCAGGCTCAGCCCATCTGGTGTGGCCAGATAGCGAGGGTTGTCCTCGTGAGCAATCAGCCACTCGTTCGGCAACACACCAAACTTCATGAGCGACAACCCAATCCAACCCTCCTGGTCGCGACCGAACTTCATGTACGGGTTGTCCGGAATCTGCCGAGGTGAGCGAATCTCCTCGACCGCCTCCTCGAATCCCGAAGTGGTCGCCGCCTTCGCGACCTGAGTGGCCGTCACACCACCGCGTCGAGCTTCCAACCATCCCTCGAAGTCGATGTCCTTGTTCGCCTTGAATCTTTGAATGTCAATCACCAGAGTTGTCCTTCTTCCGTTAGCACTTCGGCAATCCAATCACCAACGTGCGACGGATGACGGAACGTCTTGATGTCCTTGTAGGCGACGCCGTTCTTGTACGTCTCGACGGCCCATTCGTCTTCGGACTGGTAGGTGACGAAGGAGACCTCCGGCGTAATCATCGGATTGCCGAAGGCGTCCACCGTCTTCCTCATTCTGGGTCCTCTTCGAGTGTTTCAGGTGTCCAGCTCGTCGAGTTCGTCAGAGCCTCAGCGAGCTCTCGAGCCGTTGACCGTTCGACGATGAGGTGACCTTCTGGTGTCATCGTGAACATTCCCTCGCGACGCTTGACGTGAATCTCGCGACCGTCAATCGTGGTCTCAAACATTCTCCCTCCTTCCCAAGATGATGGGGACGGCCGCAGTGAGGGCGAGCACTATCCCGACGAAGCCAACCCATCCGGCAGGGCCGTCAGGTCGGAGGACATAGTCGGCGACCATGAGGGTCACGCCGAGGATTGCGATGATGGTCCAGGTTCTCATTGTCCGCTCGCAATCGTGAAGATGAGGGTGACACAAACGCCGAGCATGAAGGCCATGGGGATGGCCAGCCAGACGAGCGCCATGTCTCGGTTCGTCATGACCCAATGTTTTTGGGCTCGGTATGTTTCCCGTCGGTGGTTCTTGAGTTGGCGTCGTGTGAGGACGCGGTCAGGTTCCTCGATGACGTTCTCGAGTTCCAGGTTCTTGTAGTAGCCCATGATGATTCCTTCCTTGGTATTGGTATCACGGTTCGTCTGAGGGTAACACAGATTCTCCGCGACACGCCGAAGGAAACTTTTTCCAGAATGGAGTTGACATAGTTACGGGATACCACTATCTTTGAGTTATCAAGCCAAACAACAAGGAAGGAATGGCAAGATGAACACCACAACCGCAACCGAGTACCTGACCGAAACCAAGTTCCGCGCCGCAGTCAAGAAGGTTCTAGGAATCTCCGTCAACACCAAGAAGGAGACCGAAGACTGCCGCCCATTCGGAATCCACGTCATCAACGCCGAAGGACACTGGGCAACCGAGTCCACCACGTTCCGGGTCAAGGCCGCTCGTAGCTCCAACTGGGACCAGATTGACATCGAGCGCAAGTTGGTTCTCGCCGGATTCGAGATGGTCGAAGCTAGCCCCGAGTATGCCTTCAGCACCGAGTTCAGCATCGCATGGCGCAAGGCCGCCAACTAGGTTGACACCATTACCGAATACCATTACACTCAGAACAACAAGGAAGGAACCACGATGAACACCACACACGAAATCAAGAACTTTGGAACCGCGGGTTACCTCTATCGCGGTCTCTCCATCACGAAGCGCAACGGAAGCCGGAACCGCAGGTATTACGAAGTCAACGTAACCAAGCTGGTTACCGACCACTACCGCTCACAGTTCTACAAGACCGTCGACACTTACACGTTCATGACGGACACCGTAGAAGACGCAGTTGGAACCATCGACGAGATGTTCGACAACGGCGACTTGGCCTAACCACAACAACAAGGAAGGAAACACAATGACAAGGCTCGCTTATCGCAAAGAGCGCACCCTTCGCGGCTTCCCTATCCCCAGCTTCTACAACACCACCCTCCGAAGCGCGTGCCGGACAGCCAACATTGAACCCGAAGACATTGACATCGTCAAAGCCCTCACCGAAGACGACCACGTCGACGCTCGCTACCAAGTGCGAGTCAATGGAGTCACCGTCGGAGAAGTAATCGGTGACCTCGAGATGTCTTTGGCCACATACAGCGGAACCCAGCTCCGGAGAGAATCGTCAGACAGAATGACCTGGAAGGCTCGCAAAGCGGGGGAGGCCACTCGCCGCTACGAGAGCACCTACCAAACTCGCATCGAAGCAATCGCCGCACTCATCAAGTAACCCAACCACAAGAAGGAGAACAACATGGCAAGACCCAAGAAGGACCGACTCATCCAACCACCACTCGGCACAGAGATGAGCTCAGCCGGCCACAACCGGAAACAACTGAACACACAACTCAGACACAACACCGAAGTCATGAAGGACCTCGCACGACAAGCAACAAGCCAAGGCTTCAACGTCCCAGACATCGCCCACCACCTCGGCGTCACCAAGCGGACCGTCTACCTCTGGCTCAAGTAAAAGAGAATGTCCCCCGGTCCAGGAAGGAAGGGACCGGGGGACAAGCTGAACCAATAGGCATCATCAAACTATTGGCAGGACTCACATTGTAACGCTTCCATCGGGTCAATCGGACACACCACACCGTCGACCATCTCCAGGCCATCCATTACTTGCTCGCAGGACGGTCGTAGGTGAGCACGGAAGTCAGAAGAGACATGATAGCGGCAAGCGCCGACACGCTGAGCACGTTCACCCAGTCGACCTCAAGAATCCCAATCGCGTCCACACCAATCGTCGCAATCGCAACCTGGGCCGCGGTCTTCAAGGCACGCTCGCCACTGAAGGACCAATACTTGTTCCATTTATCCATCGGGATTCTCCTCTTCTCTCTTCGAATGGAGCCGGACATCCTCATAAGCTGAAGCTCCCGTATAGACCGAGAGAGCGGCTCCCATAAGACCGGCAACACTCAAGACTACCGTGTCAAGAACGCCACGGTCGTCACCACTCGCGAGGACCCAAAGAATTACCACCGCACCGAACACGAGCGTCCCGAAGACAGCGCGTCGACGGTACTTCCACGACGGCTTACCCATTAGCCCACCAGTGAGATGACCCAAGGGACCACCGCGGCGACCAGGCCGAGGCCCCCAAAGAGTTTCCACATATTCGTCTCGACACGACGGAGACGAGTCTCATGGTCCGTCAGACGGACGTTGACATCGTTCTCCAAGTCATCCAGCTTCTCTGATATTCCAGGAAGTTGGTTGCCGAGGCGTTCCAGCATCGACTGAATCTTCTGAACTTGAATGTAGAGCTCCTTCATCGTGATACGGGTCGAGGATTCTTCAGTCATGACAGTGTCCCCTGATTGAGCTGACGTTGAAGAGCAGAGATTGTCAGACGGCCCCATACGCCGTCAGCCTTCACGCCGAGACGTTCTTGTACCTTGCGACGTGTTTCGGGCCCCAGAACGCCATCTACGGACGCTCCGGCCCACTTCTGAAGCGCTCGGTACGTCATGACACCAGGTCGACCGTCCGGGACACCCTTGTAGAAGCCCTTCTCCTTGAGGTGCGCTTGCCACCGCTTCCATGTCTGGCGGCCCAGCTTCCCATCCACCTTGAGCGGGGGAGGGGTAACCGATGGCGAACCAATCAGGAACGGGACGGGGTCGACCGTGTCACCGAACTTCCTGGACCGGCGAACCTCCCAATGGAGGTGTGGCCCGCTGGAGAGTCCCGTGTTTCCGGAATGAGCTACAACTTCGCCAGCCTCGAACCGTGAACCGACAAGCAAGTGAGACGGCTTGCTCAAGTGGTAGTACACCGTGAACACGTCATCCGCGTGTTTCAGAATCAGAGTGATACCACCGGAAGCTCCAGAACCCTTGTGAACGACAATCCCGTCAGCCGGAGCGGTCAGCGGTGTCCCCTCGGGGAGCGCTACATCGACTCCGTGATGGAATCGGACCTTCCCGGTAATCGGATTGCGGCGAGGTCCGAATGGACTTCTAGCGTTGACGTGGTAACCCTCCGGCCAGGGTTGTATGAGTTTCATGGGTTAGACCTGAACTTGGTCGCAGAAGTGGCCACCACACGAAACACCACAGTCACCTTGACAATCGTGTTGTTTCGCACAGAAGGGACAGTTACGTTCACTCACTCGGAACCACCACCCAATCCCCAGCATCCTCATCCCAGGTGTACGCTTCCCCATCTTCAGGCATCGGAATCGGCGCTTCCCATAGGCAAGTGTCCTCATCAAGAACCCAAGAATCGTAGGGCTGAGGCGGAATGAACGCATCCCGTTCCTCATCGTAGGTGAAACCTATGCCAGCGTAATTCTTCCTGAGCGCCTTGGACTGGTCCTCACTAGGGACACGGTTGCCGTCATCATCGGTTGTGTAGTGGACACCCCCGTAGGTGTTGTAAGAAGTCTGACGGTACACATCGCCAGTCCGTGCGGTCAGTTCCGCTTCCAGCCCATCATCTTCTTGACGCCCTACGGTCACGAAGGTCACGATATTGTTTTCATCTAGTTTGGCAAAATGGCTCATGCGATAGTCACCGTTTCCGAAGTTGTGCTAGTAGCCGTGACGGTGTACACATCTTCGTCCCCGATTCTAGCGACAGAATGTGTCACACCAGCGGAGAACTGTACGATAGCGTCTTTTGATATTGAGAAGACAACGAGTCCGGAACCGCCAGCGGAACTGTCCCCACCACCACCGCCTGTGTTGACGGTTCCAGGTGTCGTGTTGCTTCCGCCTCCTCCGGAACCGCCAGCCCCGCTAGGTCCGCCGCCACCACCGCCAGCGCGCGTGACTGCCGAACCTGTGATGGACGAAGAAACACCATTTCCGCCCGTGCCTCCGGAACTTCCACTGGAGTTCGTTCCGGCGCTTCCGGCACCACCACCGCCACCAGCAGGGTCCACTGGTCCAACGATTCCGTTTGAGCCGTTATAGCCCTGCCCCGAAGTTCCCGCACCTCCGGAACTCGAAAAGCGACCACCTCCACCGCCGGAACCTCCGGAGCCACCAGAGGCGTTGTTGGACACACCACCGTATCCCCCGCCCAAAGAAGTGACAGTGCTAAAGACAGAATTGTTGCCGTTATTTCCGCCAGTGGCACCACCAGCGCCAACGGTTATGGTGTAAGAACCTGCGGATACAGCAATGGGAGATTCAGCACTAGCCCCACCTCCGGAGGACTCACCGCTAACCGAACACCGATATCCACCTGCGCCACCGCCACCCTGGTTGCTTCCGCCGCCGCCACCACCGCCAGCAATAACAAGATATGTAGCGGAGAAAGGTCCACCAGTGGCAGGGGACATTTTGTTACGCTTGCCTAGACTGGTGAGGGTAGTTCTCGACATAGAAGTAACAGCCATTAGTTGCTACCCCCTTAGACGGTTACTTCAGCACCGAAAGCGTTGATGGAAAGTTCCGAAGCGGTCCCAGCCGCGGCCACCGACATGACATCGCTTGCTTCCATCGTGATTCCCAGAGTCAGGGTTGTCGAATCGTTTGCGGCCACGGGCACATCGTATGCCAACCAGTGCTTCGAGGAGATAGCATCCCCTTCGGTGCGAATCGCCAGACGGAAAGTGTCAGCGGCAGAAGCACGGTTCGCGATGATGACAGTCGACACCACCGTCTCAGTCGAAGCCGGACAAGTGTAGAGGTCCGTCAGCGAAGAAGTGGTCAAGTCAAGCTGACCGAGAGTCTTGTAGTTACTAGCCATTCATTGTCTCCTTGTTATGCCCCCATGAGGAGGAACGTCTGTTCGAATCCTACCGAAGCGCCGCCCACGGCCTGCCATGAGCTACCACTGAACACCTCGACGCTATCGGTGTCGGCAAGGTAACTCATCATTCCTTCTGCCACAGCGGTCCCCAAAGCGGAACCACGAGCGGCAGTGCCAGCGTAGACCTGAACAACCTGGTCTTGGAGATACGCCTGGACGTTCGCGGCGGTCAAGACCTCTCCGGCCTCGAATACGCGCCAGCCACTTCCAGCCATCATTACCTCCTACGGGGCCAAGACATTCGTCGTGTCCATTGTACCGAACACTGAGTCATTCAAGACGAGGAACGTCCTGGCAATCTGAGCCACACCAATAACCATGTCATGAGTGGTGCGACCAATCTCATGGTCCAGCCGGATGACCTGACCGTATTGTTCTATGGGGTCACCAATCCCGTTCGGAGTGAACTTGACCTTGATGACCGAACCCAACTCCAGGCCGAGGACCTGAGCCCGCTCACCGGACGTCATCTTGTCCAGAGACAACTCGATTCCAGAGAACCGGAACTCAGGCTCCGCATACTTCGCCACAATCCAGTCGGCAATCCTCTGGGCCTCGTCAATGTCCGACAGAAGAGTCGTGAACGTGTCAGAGACCACACCGTAGGAAGTCCGTGAGCGTTGGTTCACTGAGGAGACGTTACCGACCGGGGTCTCGACCGTGACCGTGTTCAGGAGGAGCTCCGCACCGTACTCGACATTGACTCTCGAGTACGGGATTCCCGTACCGTCATCGGCGAAGTCCGTGACCGCTCCGGACGTTGGTGTGAAGTCCAATCTCGACCGGAATTGAAGGTCACCGTTCTTAGCGATGAAGAGCGCACCCTGCTCAGACTCGGCCACAGCCTTGAGATAGTCCAGAGCGTTGCCGCCCTCGATGATGTCAGCTCCCAGAGATGATTCACCGACGTCGATGTTTCGTTGACCGGTCGGCCAGTTCACCGAGGACTGGTCCAGGATGGCGTTCACTCGAGCACCCGTCAACTGAGGTGTCGCCGTCCCAGCGGTCGTCGTCGAACGAGCCAAGAATGTCAACTCGTCGGAAGCAACAATCTCAGCGCGTGACGTATTCGAGGGAGCATAGTCGAAGTTCCAGTCGTCGATGATTCCCGTGAAGACACGAACCCCATCCTTCGCAATCCGGAGTCGACGGCGCGGCACAATCTGACCGAACAGTGGTCCGGCAGAGTAGTTCGGGTCGAACTTCCTCGTCTCGTTATTGAGAATGATTCTCGCTTGACCAGCTGAGTAACGGTCCAGGTCGTAGTTCTTCCCGCGAGCCGTCTCCACACCAATCATCGACCCCGAGATGTCCTCATACAATTCACCGCTCAAGGTGTACTGGACATTGTCGAGGACACCAGCGACGGGGTCGTCAAGGATGAATCCCTCGACAACCTCAATCTCGACGGTAGTCGTCATCCGGTGATACCACCAGCGTAGAGCGGACCATTCAAGCGCTCATCACGGCGGAGAGCGCGAATAAGGTCTTCGCTCTGCCTGATTCCACCGAGTCCATTGTTCTCGAGGTAGACATTGTAGCTGACATTCTGGTTTGGTAGAGGGCTTGGAATGAACCCGCCAGGAGCGCCCAGCCGGTCAATGATTCCGAGGTCAGCGAATCCTCTGGGATTGGTGAGCATACCAGCTCCCCTGAGTGGCTCAGGCATCCGACGAGAAGCAACGTCAGTGATTCCCCTGGTGTCGACTTGAGGGAACTTCATGCCGGTGTCACGAAGCATCGGAATCGCTGGCGCGGCTAAGCGAGTGAAGCTAACCTCGTTGACCCTCAAGTTAAGACCGAGGTCAGCGTTCGTGTCATTTATCATTCGCACGAAACCATTCAAGAAGTTCTCGACATCTCCGAGCATCTTGTTGATTGCGTCAGTGAGGAAGACCTGAATGTTGTACCAGGTCAACCGGAAGCCATCAGCGAATCGACTGAGACGGTCAGCCGTGTTCCCAAGGTCATCACCGAATATGTTCAGGGCTTGCGAGAGGATGACACCAATCAGAAGAGCGACGAACTCGATGATGGGAATCAGTAACTCGAGCAAGAATATGAATGGCGGAAGAGCAATCTCGATGAGTCTCAGGAAGATAATCAGGATATCGACCAGCGGCTCACCAAGCACCTCCAGAATGTTGACGAGGGCAGGGACGAGAGTGTCGACCAAGGGGCCAAGGTTGTCGGCGAGGACTTGAAGCACATCGGCCAGGGGTTCCATGAGCGGCTCAATGAGCTCTCTCAAGACCGGCAGAATATCGGTGAAGATTGGTGCCAGCATATCGAGCAGGTCGATGAGTGGTGGAAGCGCCGCGTTGACGATGTCCATGAAGATGAGGAACAGGTCTACCAAGAACTTCGTCAATGGGAAGACGAGCGACTCCATGAGCGCTGGTGTGTTCTCGATGAGTGGCTTCATAGCTTCGTCGACGTCGCCGAAGAGTGCGGCGAACTCTGGACCTTGATTCTCGACCAGCTCTCTCAAGTCCTTCGCCAGGGTCATGAGAGCCGGCTCAAAGCCTTCACCAATCTCCAAAGCCACATCCGCGACCGAGGACTTCAGAAGGTCGAACTGCGAGATGA